AAATGAAGATGAAGAAAAAGAAAATATTAACTATGAACATCCTAATAGGATTGTTAAAGAAGTTAAAGATACAACGGATTTGGAAGAGTTTAATATTATAGAAGTATCTAAAATCCCAGAAAAATTAAATATATCTATTAAAAAAAATTCAAAAGAAATAGAAATTAAAAATAAAAATAAATTGGATACAATAAATGAGGAAAATATTGTATCTAGTAATGAATCAGAAGATTTAGAAAATACTGCTGTAAAAACACGTGATAATAATGAATATTCAATTAAACCTATTAATGAAAATATGAAAATTTGGGATGAAGATGAGGATAAGGATAAGGATGATAGTGCTATTGAAAGTTATGTAAATAAAATTAAAAATGATGTACAAGAAGAAGAAGAAAAAAATAATTGTGTTATTTGTTAATAAATATTTTTGTTATGAATTTATAGTTCATTTTCGTAACATAAATAATGAACATTGAGAGTAGATGTTCTACCAAGTCGTTGTCCCCTACCAACTACTTGTTTTTCAAGATCCTGTGACATTCTATGATAAAGAACTATATCTGTTGTCATTTGTAGATTCAAACCTGATCCATAATGCTTAGCATTAAGGAGTAATACTTTAATTTTATTTTCAGTGTATTGGTTAATAACGTTCGTAATGTGTCCCGAAGATCCACATAATTTACTCCATCGAATATTCGCTTCATTAAGCGTATTTGATACTTTAACAAATGAATTATCGTATTCTGAAAATACAAGAAACCTACCATTTGGTTTAGATTTGATTAAATCCATTAAACAATCTATCTTAACTGGTAATTTATTCTCATTATTTGTATCATCTTGAACTACTCCATTTTTAATTGCGATCATTTGTGAAATATCTACTTTAGTTCTACATAATGGGCACTCTTTATTAGGACTGTAACTAAGAGCCATAGCCATACATTGAAAGCAAAAGATATTTTTACAACAAGGAGTCATTGCTGGATTTGTAACTTTTTGAGCACATACTGGACAATCTTTATCATTTACATTACTTATTCTACTTTTAAGAGCATCTAATTTAAAATTAAGATTTTTTACTTGTTCGGTAAAATTATTAATAGAACTTTTAAAACTAGATCTCAATGATCTCTTAGAAATAATAGTATCGGTCAACGTTGAAATACTTTTTTCCAATTGCGTCATCTTCATAACTATTCCAAAATTTTCCTGTTCTGATTCACCTGATAAATTATTATAAATTTCCAGAGAATTTGTTTCTTCTTTTTTAAGTTCAACTAATTTTTCCAAATCATTTTCAATATTTCCCAAAGAATTAATCTTATCTGTTAGAATAATTTGTTTATTAGATAATTCGCTATTTAATTTATATAAAACTGCCTCGATGATCCCTTCTTCACTATGAACTTTACATCCTACTTGATTTATTGCCGATTCAACATCACCTGCGTTAAGTGCTTGGACTACTTCGGGTAAACCAATACCCTGAAGAGCTTTAAGTTCAGGTGGAGTGTAGCATTCTATCATATTTTTGATAGGGTCGGGAAGTCCAAATGAATCTTCTACAAATTTATCAGAATTCTTAATATAAATATCTTGTAGAAAATTGCTCTTATTTCTCCCACTATTTTCTCCTATAATATCTTTAATAAAACCCTTACCAGTAATTCCTTTAATTATAACTTTATTGTTATAATAATCTTTTTTACCCCAAGGACATAACAAATCATCCACAGATGATGTAACAAACCAATTTATTTTACCATATGCGTATTGACAATTAGGCATTCTGATAGAATTAGCTTCATCGAAAATGACCCTTTCAAATAGAGGACCTTTATATTTTTTTATGAAATCTATTTTATATTTTCCACATTCTTTAACGGATTTCTTTATTTCCGAGATATCTAAAGAATTTAAATTTTGAGTTATTTCACTTAGATTATTTACGAAACTTCCTTGAAAATTGTTATTTCTTAGTTGATTATATAAATTATAGAAGTGATCGGTTATTGGAACTAATTTTGTTAAACCATTAATTGTAGAGGAATATTTAACTTGTTCTGAATCTTCTGGATATTTCCAGTATATTTTTTTCATAAGATCATTATATCTTGTTGATTTTACCAAAAGTATATTATATTTTCCTTGAATTAAATCATTTAAATCGAGTTTTTCTATATCTCTATTAAAAGATACACCATAATGACTTAGTGTACTATTTTCTTTAATATACCCCATCCACTGATTAAAAATACCATGAGGAATCACTATCATATTAGTTTTAAATATCACATTATCTTCATTTATATATCCACAAAATCTTGAATATTTTTCAGGTCTATATATTATTTTATTAGGAATTGAATTAACCGGTACTTCTGGACAATGTGCTATTAATGATAAAATATCAATAGATTTTCCAGAACCTACCTTGTCTGCCAATACAAACATATTTATACCATTACTTGCACGATATTTCATATTTTCTTTTTCGAGCATTTCTGCTACAACACGTTGTTGGTGTAATTTTAGGGGTAGTTTAATTTCAGGAGGAGTTGTTATTAATTTCCCCTCTGGATTGATATTACCCTTTTTAATTAAATCACATACTTGTTTAAATGTACTATTTCCAAAATAACTAATATCTGCTTCTAATTCTATTTTAAAAATATTTGAAGGATTATTATTATCTAATGATGGTGTTTCAAAAGCAAGGGATGACATTATTATAGTAAAATTTAATTTTTATTTTCGGAAAGAATTTTAATCAAATTTTATGAAATTGTTAAAATACTAAAATTAAAGTCTATCATAATATCAATGCTCAGTATAGTCAATAATATTAGGGGTAAAAAAAATAGAGTTCATATTATTCCTACAAATAATAGTAATGGAATCAATATAGAAAAAATTGTAGAAGAAAAGATTTGTAAAATATGTTATGGTTCTGGTAGATGTTTAATAAGTCCTTGTAATTGCGAAGGATCAATTGGATTTATTCATAAAAGATGCTTATTAAAGTGGATAAAAATATCTGAATCAAAAAAATGTGAGATTTGTCAATCGGAATATAAGGTTAACATTATTACAAGAAATAGGTTAAACTTTTGGCAAAAAATGAGAAGAAAATTTAAAATTACACCTAGTTATCAAATTTCTATTTATGATTTATAAAAAATTGATTATTTATTATATCAATTTATTATAATAACTAAATATAATAAATGTTTTATAGTGTTCGTGTAGGTAAAAGTCCAGGTATATATACATCTTGGGAAGAATGTAAATTACAAGTAATAGGTTTTAAGGGAGCCAAATTTAAAAAATTCGATAGCAAGACAGAAGCATTAAATTTTATGGAAAACAGAAATAGTCAAATAGTTAATGACACTACTATCGATAACTACATAAACTTTTCCAATGATAATGAGTATCTTCCCGAAATAAAGGTATATACAGATGGTAGTTGTTTTGGTAATGGGAAAACACCATCTTTTGGTGGATACGGAATATATTTCGGCGATGGATTTAATAATATATCAGCTCCTGTCCATGATAATCCGACTAATAATAAATGTGAATTATTGGCAATTTTACATGCTATTAAAATTTTATTACCAAAAATAGAAAAAAACCATCTCGTAACTATAGGATCTGATTCAGATTATTCTATAAGATGCTTTACATCATATGGTGATAAATGTCACAAAAAACAATGGAAATCTAAAGGAGATAAAAGTATACCAAATGTGGATATAATTAAAGAGGGTTATTACATTGTTAGAAAATATCCTAATATTAAATTTAAGCATATTTATTCTCATACTGGGGAACAAGATCCCGATTCACTAGCAAATGAACACGCAGATAAACTGGCTAGAGAAGGTATGTTAAAACACGTATATCAGTCAGACGACATTTGGAGAGTTACTTTTCCATCAGGTAAATATAAGGGTAAAAATATAGAGGGAATTTGTAAAAATAATTTGGATTACGCTCTATGGTATTTAAAGAATATAGCAAAAAAGAAAGACCAAAATTTTTACTATATTTTGAAATTGCATATACAAAGATTACAAACTAATCTTGAATAAATATTTTAACTAATATGTACAACTCATATATTTGTTTTCAATTAATAAATATATATAAAATGCCCCACAAGTTCGTAATGATCTTGGGATAATTCCTTTATATAGACCTTTTAATCCTTTATTTTTGACTAAAATATGAGCAATATTTCCAAAACCTTTATTATTTAGATCAGTTTGTATTATAGTTTTTATAGTATCGAAAGGATGGGTAATAACTGATACTATTACTCCCGTTAATAGTGATGAATATATGTTTGATATATAATTATTTATATGTATTTTTTTTTTAATTTGATTACTAATTAATGGATTCAATCCTAAAAATCCACTTACATAAATAGACTCTCTAATTATACATGGGATTAATCCTCTCCAAAATATAAATATTGGTTTATTTTTAATATTATTAGTTATAATATTTCTAAAACTTTCCTTACATTTTTGTTGCTGAATAGTTATAAAATCTACAGGAGTATAAATAAAAGCACTTAATAATCCAGAAAAACCACTTATAAAAATTTTATTTTGATTATTTAGTTTATTTAGCTTATTTAGCTTATTAAATTCATTATTTAACATACTATTAAAAGTTACCTGAAATGAGGTAATTGGTGCTATACTAGCACATTGTATAAAAGTTCCCCTATACCAGCCTAATATGTATTTGGGTAATTTTCTATTATTTTGTCTACATATTTTATAAGTTATCAAAGGCATTTGTAATATTGTTTCTGATATACCACTTATAGATCCTAATAACATACTTTGATATAAATTATTAGAATTATTCATACATATTTCTATTATATATTTTTTTTTAATTTAATGATCAAATAATCAAATTCAATTTAAATTAAATTATAAATTACAAAAAAATATGTTCATTATAATAAATAATTTATTTATTTCAATTGTTTGTATTAAACCTTATCTATATAACTAGAATGTCCAGCACCATGAACTACCCTTACTTTACTCCTAGACTTCCAATCATACCCAGTCGCTTTTTCTGACATAACATATACATCACCATGATTTACGTTAATATCTATTGGTTGTAAAGTATGATTAGATGAACCTGGTAATCTCCATTGATATCTTAATGTTGATGATTTTCCTAGACTTAAACAAATAACAATTTTCCTTTCAGCATCTCCATGAAAACCTATTCCTGATTTGGTATGAAAATATTTATTACCTTCTGCGTTTAAATCATGAGCATTAATACCTAAAATATTTGCCAAGTTATTTTTGACTTTTTGAAGATGTGGCAAACTACTATAAGCCAATACAGAACATTGTTTATAATCTTCACTATGCTCTATACCTTCATTTCCAAATACTACATTTAATCTGGCTCTTTTATTTAATGTTCTTTGTCTTCGATTATCCCAATATTTTTCATCATAATTAGCACCTTCCTGTTCATTATATAGGTTATCTGCTACATTTTTGCTCAATGGGAGGAAATATTTTTTATCTACTGTGGAACTATTTTGATTTCTAAAGACAAGAACTCCCGCTTCATTATCTGATCGTAATTCTTCTGGTAAATTGTCACTAATATTAATATATTCGGTTTGGTCAGGATATAGCTGTTGTATATTTTTTAATTCTTTACAACTAAATCCATGTTGTCTTCTACCATTTCCATATTCTTTACCTCCTGTATGTAAAATTGCGACTTCTCCAAAGGTGATAGCGTATCTGTTATTCATTTTTTGTATACATTAATATATAGATTAAGAAGAGTTGTCAAATTTAATTTCAAATAAAATTCTATTTGTGAATATTATTTAAAATTATAGTATTATATTACTATAATGGAAAAAGAAAAAGGAAAAGGAAAAGGAAAAGGGAAAAGAAAAGAAAAAAACATTTTAAATTTCAGTACTTGGAATAGGTATAAAATAAATGAAAGAATTAAAGCAGGATATGAAAAATATATGGGAAAAAAAGAAAACAATAATATATCTAACAAAACTACTGGACAATAATTTGTCGTAGCATATTTTTCTCTATTATAACTTGTTGATTAGATTTATTTTTACATATCCGATAAAAGAATTTTTTATTATTGTCCCCCATTGTCCCCTCATTTATTTTAACGAAAGGACCATTTATTTTATTTTTAGAAGATAGCATAAATGATGACATTGAATCTTTAATAGTTTCACACATAATATTTTTTAAATTATTAATAGATTCTTCAGTTAATTCACTGGTTAAATTATCAATATCTGGCTTAATTACATTCATTTCCATCAAATAATTTTTTATATCGGGTGGAGAAAAATGCCAACTCGCATTACTTATTTTGTTGTAATGAAGACCAACTGAATTACCTAAACCAGCTTTTAAAGGCCCATTTGTTCCAACAAATTCGAATAAGCCTTTAATTACATCTTTCCCTAAATTAAAGCGCTTAATGTGTTGATACATATTATAAGCAATCCTTCCAAAATTTCTTTCAAGTCTTATTGGATAGGGTCTATCGGAAATACAGTGAAGAATAATGTCTGGATTATAATTATCAGGTGTGTGACATCCATACCAAGAATAAACAGACACTTGTAATACATTATCAACTAAAAAAACTACTGGTTCAAAATAGAAATATACCATATCTTGGTCAAAAGTATAATTTATATTGAGAAAGGTAAGTATTAAATATTGTATCTCATTAGGTATATTATATTTTACTAAATTACGTTGTATTATTCTGTTAGTAATTAATGGATAATATGTATGAGTAAATAATTGTATATCTTCAGGAAGTTTTTCTAAAATATTTATACCTATATTGATTGTATTGATCATATATGCTCATGTGTATTAACTATAAAAATATTTAAATTACTTAAATCAAATTTTAATATATTATAAATGAACAGTAAAATAAAAAATAAAGGTCTAACTCAAGAGGAAATAGAAGAAATTAAAAATAGTGTAGAATCTTTTATTTTACCAAAGGGAACATTATTATACAGAACACAATCTGAAAAACATGAAATTGATGTAAAACCAAGACATGATGAAGATACCGGAAAGTTTGGAACTTATTTTGCCAATTCACCTCATATCGCAATAGGAATGGTATTAGAATATAAAGAATCACTTAATTTATGCGTATACAATACCACTAAAGATTTAACAATATATATTGGTAAATATTCTTTTATGAGTTTAGAACCCGAAATTTTTTTTAAAAGTTTTAAAAAATGGAAGCAAAATAAAAATCATAACGGCACTCCTAAAAATAAAATATATTGGAACCATTATGACAAAGAAGCATACCCTATTATTGATTTATTTCATGGTGAAAATTGGAAATATTGGAATAAAACAGATATAGGAGAAATTTTTATTACAAACTATGAAGATTATGAATTTATTGAGTTAGATAGACTGGTAACTGTGAAAGAAGCAGAAAAGTTTCTTACAAATGAACTTAATAAATTAAAAACT